AGTACCTTAAAAATAAAAGACACTGATAATCAGTGACTTTTGTGGAGATGGAGAGTCTATGTTAATCACTACACACAACAACAAATAACTACAATTAAACTAATTATCAACGCATTGTATTTCTAATATTATATAGTTAACTACAAATAAAAACAATATAGTAAACCGTATTTAGTCCCCGTTTTTTTAAATAGGGACTAAATAGGATTACTTTACTTTTCATCCATTGCATCCATATACAACCAAACTTTTCCATCCGGTGCGTCCGCGTCCATAAAATAAAAACTGATGGCATCCTCAATGATTTTCTTGTCAGCATCCGCGTTAAACCATTCCGCGAATTTGACATTTTTATCATGCCAATTAGCATTAAGAGCGACATATACATCCCATATGTTGGTATTTCCTGGTATACTCATGCCTTTTATGGCTGAAGTTACCTGATCCATGCTCCAATGTTCACCTTTGATCGTTTCCCCCCTCGTATTTTTATGGTGCATCCCCGCAACATCTTCACGAGCAAAACACTCATTATAATGAGGGCCACAAAACACTTCGTGTAAATCTCGCATAGCTTCGTCATATACGTCTGGATTCTTTTCTTTCAAACACATCATTGCGCCCTCTAACGCATAGATAGATTCCCACATTTTCTTTTCAGTACCAAAACCTTTTGAATGGTAATCCTTTATTAATTCTTTGTACTGCATATTCATAATTGTTTTCTTGTAATTATATCGCCTACGATATTCGCAAGCACATTGCTCCCGAATCCGCGGATACCGTCAAGTTTTTCAACTTTATCTACAAGCTCACGTATAAGCCTGTTTGTCTCTTCAACTTTTTCGATAACAGCAGCTAACTTTCCTTCCGAATGGCAACATTCACTCGACATTATCCACCTCCTTTTCTTCTACTTCTTTCACTACATAGGTATCCACCTTCGTAAGAGGTAGGTTTATATCCAGCAACCGTTTAAGATCCTTCAAATCTGATTCGTCGATTTCAACAACACCCTCAAACAATTCTAATTTTCCATTTTTTAAAGCCGAATCAACTATCGAATGGGCAATAATGGGAACCTGCGCATCATCCATTTTCGAAATTTGCGCGTTCAATATAGGTGTGATAACGCTGCCACTTATTCCTTCTATCAGCGGGGCCGCCTCTTTTGTCAATGACCAATTAGTCGATACAATACCCATCGACTTCACTTTATTTTCAAGCATCTTTACGGCAGGTAAGGAAGAAAGCCACCCGCCTCCGTAAAGCTGCACAAGCGGTTGTAAGAACTTACTCAAAACCGCGCTTAATATCTGACTATTCGTGTATGCCATATTGATTGGTTTAAAAAACCGGCACGGCAAACACCGCGCCGGCTGTGTTTACTTGCCGGATACTGCTTTGACAGCAGCAGCTACTGCCTGTTCGATAATTACATTAACATTGAACGGGTTCTGAGCGGAACCACACGGGCAGGATTCTAGAATCGGTCTGCATTGTCCGTAAGACACCATGCCACCGTCTATCTTCATTACACCGTCGATTTTCTTGTTTAATTCAGCCTGTGTCCAAGCAACAACATTGTCATCGCCAGCTTTACGCAACTGTGCTTCTGCCTGCACTTTGCAATCAGTGTATTCTTTCGATTCTCTCAGATTCCGGTTGCTTTCTTCGCGCACCCAACCCAATTTTTCTTCCAAACACATTACTTTGGCATCCAAGCGGCTTACACCATTTCCTACTGCAATAAGACCTTGATTGGTTTCTTTCACTACTCCGGCAATCTTGTCATCCGTGCGTCTGCTTTCCGCAAAGATGGCTGCTGCTTCTTCGCGTGCTGTCTGCAACGAAAACGCACGTCCTTCGCAGGCAGCTAAGTTAACCGCATATGCCAGTTCTTTTTCGGTCACGGTATCACAATTGTCGTTACAACCGCCACCGAACAAGCCACCGAACAAACCGCCGCAGCGGTTTCCTCCCAGTACACCTGCCGTACCGATCGCACCTAACACTGTGTTCAAATTTCCTTGGCCCTGACTGGTAACACTGTGCTCTTCGCCATTCATCCCTTTGATCTTCATATTATGATATTTTTATAGTCATATCCAGCACTATTACCGGACACCACAAAAATCACCATAAGTGCTTTGCTTAATAAATAGTTGTTTGCTAAGTCATTGCTAATTTATTGCTCTCACAATTAATCATTCATATTCAACTAATTCTTCCCTCACACTTTCAAATAAACTACGCAGATAATAGCTCCTTTTTATCCTATCCGGGTAGATGTTCTTTATCCGATTAACTGCCTGACGAGTCATGCCGGTTAGTATAGCTATCGTTCCGTCACTATATTTATGTTCCGTCAAAATAGCAATAACTATTCCTCTAGCATCTACATTTATTTCTTTATTGCTCGAAAGTAACATTACAGGATCGGTACCTATTGCCTGGCAAACGGTCACCACCACTTTTTTATAATACATTTCTACCCGATTCATAAACATTCTGTTTAGTTGTTTGTTTTAATATTACTGCCGGGCAAAAAAGCACGGCCAAAAGAGCTTAGAGCCTCCCAGCCGTGCAACGCATTAAAACAACTACCAGGTCCGTTTTAATTTTTAGGTTTGGGAGGCTTTCTTTTCCTCCCGATATCCATACTATCTTCACAGACGATATAGATAAATGAACAAATGTTTTCTACCAAATTCTATAAAATCCTCCCACCCCTATATAAGGTGATAAACCATACCGACCAATCCCATAACCGGCTGTAATACCAATCCCCCAGCGACGGGGTGACTGCTGTTTTGTTATATACATTGTCTTTCGAAATATATCAATACTATCCAGCGAAGGATTATATCCTGACACCCAAGCGCGATAATCATCCGTCAAGTATTCTTTCTGTGTGACCGGGACAGGCACAAAAATCGGCTCTTTCACTGTATCTCCCTCAAGTGTGATGTAGACAGGGAACATCTCTGGGACCGTCTGTATCACGGTTTCGTAGACAAGATAAGGAATACTATCTCGAATCGTGTCGTGCAGGATCAACGTGTCGTTTTTTCCAACAAGCTCATCCCCTATCCTATTCGTGTGCCGACCGGCCAGGAAGCAAAGAAGGCAAAGAATCAAAATCAGTATTACATGCCAAGGTTTCATAATAAAAGCCATCCTGTTATAACATCCGGCATATTGGCCTCTACCCCATTCTCAACCTTGCTCATCCCGGCCACAATACGGATCATCTGCTCACGGTCGTTGATGTTTATCGGGTCGTCGGATGGGATTCCGGCATAATCTGATACGGCCTTTACATAAGCTTCTGTATGGTTTTCTTTCGGTGGTGCCCACCGGCTAATTATCTTGCGAATAGTGTCCAACTTGTAATTTTTGTAATAGTTAGACAATATTTTAAACATCGCCCGATATCCGTAAGCCATTGTTGTAAATTGCTTAAAAGACTTGTCCTTGCTTGGACGAATTTCGCCCTGAAACAAATCATCATTGATCCGGATATTTCCGGGATTGTTATTTCTAAGTCCTCTTGCTGTCATAATAAATTCATCCATTATTTTTAATTGTTCATTAATCTAAATCTAAAAATCGCTGGGCGGCTCACGATCCGAACACCCGTGCTTGTTGCACTTGCGGAACTCTAACGCACTGTTCTTTATCACAAGCTCTGTGTTCTTTTCGGTCAGTTCCCGGACTCGTTTACGGTATTCGTCTATTTTGTCATAAAGGGCATCGATCTTAGTATCCAGTTCGCCGACACGTTGCTCTTTCTTTTCGTATAGCTCTTTCCATTCGGCGGCATATTGCGTGATATTGTCCGCTTCCGCCTTTTTAGCTTCTGCGCCCGCTTTGCGCTTGTTATATTCCCGGTAGCCCCAGTAGCCGGCAACGGGGATCAGTACGGTGGTCACAAAGCCGCCAATCACATTCGATAGGCGGCTAAGCGTTGTCAATAATTCTTCTTCCATATCTTTATATGCAAATTAATACACAGAGATAAGCAGCCACCAATGAAGAAATCTCAATCCAAAACATCGGCTTACTTTGATAGAGCTTATACCAGAATGTGCCTTCTTTTTCTTTGGCAATATTTAATACAGCATATCCAATATAGGTAAGCCATACAAATAATATAGGCCATAAGTTAAGTGACACCCAAATCTGAGAGAATAATATTGCCATCATTGCACCGGCTATATGTCCCCGGTGTTGGAATTTATCCGCTTTGTAATCTGGAAAACACCCGACAACGATCATCCCGGCCAACGCCAGGTAAGCGAGAAACTCCGTACCCGGTTTACTGACTTCTAAGATCGCTGGCATTAACACCATAGGAGAAGCCCACATTGTAAAACGAAACCATCCTTTATGTTCAATTGCATAGAAAGTCGCACTGATTGAATAAGGTATACCTTTCTGCTTAATGCATACAGCGGTCGTATAGGCCGCAATAATCAACATAGAAATAACTATTAACCAAATCATAATAACTTGTCATTAAAGTACGTGTCGAATTTAGATGCCGCCCGACACAAAAGGCGGAATAAACTTATCTACCGGGCAACTTCTACGTAGTGGCCAACGCGGATAAGTCCTGTACCAAGGCTATTCCGCTATCCCGTGTACACTTATAGGTTACATTATCCTGCTTGTAATATTTGCCGCTTTCGAGGATCATACCAGCAAATAAGGGGTCGTGACCTTCGTTATAGGGTATCGGATCGTCAATAGTACCGGTATGTTCTTCCGTCACTTCGTGCCACAGCGAATGTGCCCCTTGTCCCGGGCGCCAGTCTTCTTGTGTTCGATGAGCCAGGTCGCATTCAAATAGTTTGTCACCTTCCTGATATCGATCTCCCTTGTTAACATCAATTCCAACCTTCCATATCGGGTGCCGATTCTTAACTCGTAAAGCTTCAGATGCCGTTAAACCGTATGTATTGATCTTTTCGGTAGCCTCCTTGTCCATTTGGTCAAGAGCCAGTAACCGGCTAAATTCCCTGTTAATCTCTACACCTTCCGGCAAAGCCCATTCTTCGCTTGCCAGCAGCTCCATAAACTCCGGGTCCGTAGATTCATATTTCGGAAATTCCTCTTCGCCGAAAGGTGATAGAAACTCTTCATGAAGGATCACCTTGCTCTGATCCGTACTCGTCCTCATTTCCGGTAGGACTTCTATTCCGTGGGACTTGCACCACACGATGTCTACAATTGCGTATTTCATATTCAATTAATTATTTTATTTTGATTATATACTTCCTAATCCTATTCCAATACAATCAGCAATGATATCCTTCCATTCTGCCGTTCCTTTACCGCTTAACTTATCGTACACCTCTTTAACTACTCCGATTAAGAATACTATGAGTGCGGCTTGCCAGTATGGAAGAAAGCGTCTCAGCTCTAAGGTAAGAACCATGCTCACTGAGATGTGCAGCAGCTTGTCTGCTCCGATTTTGCTAATTATATTCTGTATCATATCCAATTATTTTTAATGTTACTTTGCTTTTAGGGTTTGTAAATAGTTATATGCCTTTATGCAGTCTTCTTTGGAAAGAATCTGATTGTTATATATGCCTAAGTTTTTAAAAGCTATTTGAGTATATGCTGTACCGTTAAAACCGATTGACAAAACAGAGGTACTGCTTGTTATGTCTTGATCTTTACTAATTAACATTTCAGACCAATCGTCAAGGTATATACATCCATCAGAGCATATGGCTTTTATAGATTTAACGTTCTCTATAGTAATTCCTGATGTTCCCGAATTTATGAATAGGCTTAATCCTGTTGTTCTGTTATAGACAATAAAGCTGAATGGTTTAACAATTCCTGCATTTGTTGCCTTTTGATTTAATAATACCCATTCTCCTACAAGTGTCCAATCTTTATTTAATTTAAAAGAACTATCTTGTACTCTATCATCCACCCCATCAGTAACCAGGTATCCTTCGTATTCGGGGATTTGCTCGATGGTGATGTCACAGGATTCTTGTACCTTATTTAAGGTAAATCCATACCAATCTCCATTTGCTTTAAATAAAAAAGACGGTAATGTATAAATTCCATCTTCTGATATTTCATATATCTGTACTCCTTCAGGAGTTACTTGTCTATATGATAGAGTTTGACCATCTTTCAGCCCATAAACTTTTATCGCATAAGAAGGAACTGTAAAAGAAGGTTGTTCAAGATAGGCTTGATAATATAACTGTGTAGACGCAATCTTAACTGAAGTCACATTTACAGAATAACTCGTCCAAGTTATATCTGCCCTACTAGTAGATTTAACCCATCTACCACCATTATAATTCTCACCATACAACCCATACCCACTATTCCCACTAAACCCAAAGTTCGACAGTACAAGATCATTACCATTGCCCGTAATGTTGGCAATAGTAGCACGATCTTCGTCCTCGTTGGTTTTGCCGGTTACTGTCCACGCTTGGTCGGGGAAGAGCCAGGGATATTGCTTTTTGTGCCAGTTGAGAATATTTTCATCCTCTTCATCGGTAGTGAAATGTCCGTTGTCTATAATCTGACCGGCAATAGCTGCTTTAGCATAGAAAGTGGCAAACATATTTCTCCACAAGTAATATAATCCGGGATTAGATATAAATTCGACCGATTTAAGTGACCTTGATTCACCTGTAGATAAATTAATTATAGTTGTTATATCTTTATTTCTCTTACAAACTAATAGAGCAAATTGATCAATACGCACCGCAAGATTAACACCCGTCGATGGTTTAAAATTCAGATGCGTACCACTATAGTTAATAGAAAAGTCTTTAGTATCATTTTTCCCGCACAAAATCATATTCCTTGCCGGATCATTCTGAAACGGAATAAACGCCGTGTACACCGTATAGGTATCCTCGAAGTTAAGCTCCTTCTCTGTAACTGCAAAGTCGTCTACTCCGTCACCGAGGATAAAGCCTGGGTAGAGAGGTAGTTGTTCAACAGTGACGTTGCAAGATTCTTGTTTTTTCGCCAATGAATATCCATGATAGGAATTTGCCCCTTTAAAAGTAAAACTCGGTATAGTGTATATTCCATCTTGTGATATTTCAATTATTCTGTTGCCAACATTCATATATCGCAGCACTTGCCCATCTTCTAACCCTTTTACAATTATCCGCTTTTCTGGGATAACAGATTCTGATTCTTCCCATGCAGAATGATAATATATCTGCACACCCGTATCCATAACACGAGTGATATTAAAAGAAGAACTTGTCCAAGTTATATCTGATCTATCTGACGGCTTTTTCCAAGAATCTGAAGAAAAATTATCGCTATATCCACCTACTCCGCTCATTCCACCCCAAGCGAAATTCTTGAAGGATAGGAACCTACCTTTGCCATCCGCATCCTCAATCCGAGGATCGTCCATAGCCGCCATCATCTCGTTGGTAAGACCTCCGAAATGCCAGCGGGTGACATCGCCCGGAAGTTGCGGGAAACCGTCGCCGGAACCGCCACCACCGGCCATTTTCCCGTATGCAGGGAATGGAGCATTCAGGCGCAGCCTATTTAGCTGCACCTGGTTAAGCCCTATTTTGTTAAGTCCGATCATGACTGATATGCTATTTTAGCCAATGTCACTTCTGCCCCGCTCTCAATTCGGATGTGCATACCGGCAGGGACGTTCGGTATCTCAAAATCCAGATTGGCCATAAGAGGCCATGCCGGAGGCAGCGGAATGGAGACATAATCCTCTCCCGTCAACGACTGCTGAACGCTCAATGCTCCATAAGCTCCCGATACATTTGTACGGGTTATTTTGATATTAAACGGTCCTGTTGCCTCGAACTCGCAAACGTACAGGTCACCTTCTTTATTAAATGTCAAATCCTGTAATTCCATCACTTTACCATTTTATCGAACAATACTGCTAATGCGCCTGCCGGCACATCCTTATTGGCATCAACGAGCTTGTCAAATGCAAGCTCCGTGAGAGATTCGATTTTCACATCTACCGGTTCACTATTCATACCGCCTTCAAAGCATCCTTCATCCTTATTGTAGGTGCCTGTTTGAACTGCTTTCAAATCCCGGTTAAACTGTTCATTTTGCTTGTTAAATGACGCAACCTCCAAATCCGATACTGTACGGCTACCACCGGCTGCTACAGCCTCATTGCTTTCAAGCATCTTCATTACCAGACTGTCATAATCGTCCGGTTTGAGACGTTCTTTTGCAAGGTCCATATCCGCACTGTACTTATCGGCCACTTCCCGCAGAGCACGGAGATTTCTGATCACTTTTAAGCGATCAGAAGAATCCACGCCCGAAAGCTTCAAGTCTTTCAACACAGTAAATAGTTCAACTGCTTCAATAGTTTTCATGGTCAAGCCTCCTCAATAGTTTTATTGTTGATAGCTTGTACCATTTCATCGACCAGTTCCGATGTATCGGTCCGGTATTTGACATATGAGATGTCGTTGATATTGATGCCGAGCATCGAAAAATTACCGATGTACGTTACACCGTCTTTCAATCTGACATCGCCATTTACTGACTTAACCTGACCTGTGTTAGAGTCTATTTCTACTTGTCCTTTCAAAGTGATCTGTTCACCGTCATAGATCACGTCCGCAATTGTTCTTTTGTTGCTAATCTGTTTCATATCTAATTATTTTTATGGTTGTGATTTCATTCTAATGAAAAAATGTAATGTCCCAGAATCTAATTTATTGCTTGCCCATTCTGTTGGAATCTGCAACTGAAAATTATTATATTCTGAATTTGTATCCAGATAAATTTGTCCAAGAGACTCATAGTCTACATTAACCTCTCCACCTGAATTTTTGTATATAAAGCCCTTTGCAAGGACATCATAGTAACCATGTATATCAACGGTACCATATCCCGGTATTTCCGTATAATAGTCACCAACTATCTTTGCACTGAATTTCAAAACATATCGACCATCATACGGAGTCCCTGAATTGGGCTGAAACTCTATTTCTTTGTTTGATACCGGAATTTTCGTTTCATAATCCGGTATCGCTACGTTTTCATACCCCCCGGATGAAGAATTGGGATTGTATATGTAGAACCATAGGAAATTACCAGGACTAAGCCCTTCTTTTCGTTGATTCAACCTCACTGTCTGTGATTCTATATAGGGGACTTTAAAAAGCATTTTTTCTCCTCCGGTATCAGTATATCCGACATACATCTCAAAACGGAGATATTGATACGTGCTGCCGAGATTTTTTAATTCATATTGCTGGTTATAGGACCTTGTTGTACCATCCGTATTCACGTATGACGGACTTTCAATCAATGCTATTTCATTTTCCGATCCGCCTAATGCGAATGTCCCAATTACCTTGATATAGAAATGATCAATATATCCCTGCACTGATTTCCAATTTATCCCCGAACAAGTAACAAGAAATACCAATCTCAGGGAAAAAGACGGATAATAGTCAATTACTCCATTGGCTGCATTTGTACAATTAACAAAAGGAGCTTCCGCATTGGTATCGTAACCGGCAAAATATCCGAGTGATGCACGATAATAAGGATTGGCCAAATTACCTGCATCAAATTTCATTCTAAGCTTGATGCGCTGATCAATATCAATGAAGAAGCGCCCAGGACTATCAGGACTCCAGATATTCCAATAAGGCAATGCCCCGTCAATCATAAAGCCGCGTGTACCATCTGTATAGCCGTTTTCTGCTACCCGAAAAGCATAACCTTTTTCCCCTCCGGATTTGGCCGCGGCCACAAGCCGGAAAAGATCACGGATAACGTACCCTTTCCCGCTGCTCGTATATACTGCTCCAACCTTCAATGCAGTTTGAAAAAGTGTCAGATCTTTCTTTGGTAGTATCATGCCGCAGTTCCTCCTTTCAGTTCATCTATTTCATTTTGCAATCTAATAACCGTGTCCTGAAGATGTTTAATCTGCTGATCCTTCGTCAACTCCCAGTCCTTACGGACTTTCACAAGATTTTCAATCATCATTGACCTCTTAGAGATCTCCTGTATGCCTTTTATTGCCAAAGCCGACATGCTCGCATAATCCATCGAATAATATCCATCCGGCTCCGTAAATACAAATTCGGGGAAATATTGGATAACCTGTTGAGCAGATAGGCCAATCCGTACCGTGGCATCAGGATCATTTTTATAGGAGTACCTAAATACAGATAAAGCCATCATTTTAGACAGCACATCTTCGAGATCACCCATTAAATTTTTCTTCCTAATATCAGATCCTTGTACCAAAGACCCTTTGACCCACATATTTCCTGAACTGCTATACGATAGATAAGCTCTTAAGTCATTATTGTAGTAAAAACAATAATCATTGGAAGGGACTGTAAGTTTCCAGTATGAGCCAAACCACATATATGGGCCAGAACCCGATAAAGCTATACCCGGACTTGATTTGCTAATAGTTAGATTTCCTGTAATAGTTCCACCGTTCCAACTACTCCCCCCAGAAATACTACCCTTTGTTAAACTCAATGTCCCACCCGAAAAAGATGCGTTTGTTATTGCGTTCCCGCTTCCGGATATGCTAACAGATGTTACAAGTCCAGACGGCTTACTACTTATTTCGCTCCATGAGTAAGACGGCTTACTACTCCCAATCCACGACGGTTTACTGCTAATTTCGCTCCAACTATAAGATGGCTTGGACGATCCTATCCATGATGGCTTGCCGGTAATATCGTTCCAGGCAACAGAACCGCCGCCCCCACCTCCAGAAGCGACATACAACTGCCCAGATGAATTAACTCTTATTGTATTGCCATCATACTTGACCAGCCCATAAGTTGAAGACGATGCAACGACGGCTAAATCTGTTATGCCGGAAGATGAATAGGCGACAACATCCCCGTGAGCTATGAGATCATTATATATCAATAATGTACCGTTATTACTGCCGGAAAAATATGCAGCCAAAGTATTGCCATTTCGGAACCCTAAATCTCCTGATGCCTCGTATATTGACCACTGTCGAGACCCTGATAAAATCAACGCAGGTTCCGTTTTCCGTATTGTCAGATCGCCGGACATCGTATCCCCGGCTTTTTTGACGTATACAGACAAGTTCGGCGTTCCGCTTATTTCGCTATAAGAAATGGTATAAAACGTACCATCTCCGGCCAGATATTTATTATTACTACCTGCTCCGGAAAGGGCATTAAGTATCATATTCTTGTTGATACCCGTAATATACCCCACATCATTGGATAATTGCCCCAATCGGGTAGGTATCTCTGTGCGAAGCGCGAAAGTGCTTCCTTTTTTCCAAGTAAGAATCTTGGTTGCCTTATCATAGGACAACTCCGTTACGGCATTTCCGGTACCGGATGGTATGACGTTTGTCAATCCTCCGCCGGCTCCGTCTGCTAATGTAAGCTGCCCGATGGAATTGATTGAAAATACAGAACTGTCATATTTGACCAAACCGTACATATCAGGAGTTGCTATAGCTATAAGATCGCCAATATCGCTTACAGCGTATGCCACAACATCCGCTTTGGATAACACCGTCTTTTCAAATGTTTTTTGTCCTATTATCGTTTGATCCGTAGTCAGCGTAACGTAATCCTTATTCAAGTTAATAATTTGCGTTTCGAGCTTTTTAAACGCCGAATTAACGCTATCTGATGCCGTGATAATAGGGCTTATGCTGTTTGATAGGTAGCCATACAACAAGCTGGATGGAGTCAGATAATGATACCTGTCCAGATATTCTTTGAGCTGCTTTTCATCCAAGCCTCCGCCGGCGAAATTAGGATCAACAGATATAATACCATCTTCTCCGATGATCAAACCGCCTCCCTGTTTGATTTGTACTGCTCCAGGAGTAGAATAAGTCGCAATGGGAAATCCCATATCGGGAAATTCATCCTGCGTGCCATAGGCTACAACATCCTTTTCCGATACAGCCGAATACTTTGTTCGGATATATTCCTTGCCTTCGTCCAGAGCTTCTCCGGCCGCATTGGTAGTAATGAGGTCCCAATAACCGGAAAACGAAGATCCGCCGATACTTGAACCTCCGGACATTGAGTTTATATTACCTCCAATTGCATCTAACACACGTCCAGTACGAGGCAGTGCATTTTTATTTATGCTTTTATTTATAACCTGCTTACTCATAAGGGATATCACTTAGTTTGTCTGTGTCCTCAGAAAAATTAGTAACAGTAAGATTTGTTATCGCACTGTTAAAATCTATCCTACACCCAGATGTTATAAACCTCTCACCGATCCACCTATTCTTAAAAGTCGAATACCGCATAGCGGGATTTTCAGTTGTTTTCAAATCCACAGTAAAAAGTCTATTCTTTCGGGTATAGTTGCTATGGATGGTGCATAGTAACAGCCGCTCCAGTATATTTGTCTGGCCGGAACGGGTGAAAGATAGTTGTAAACCATACATGTCGTTTTTCTTATACAGGATGTTACCTTTCCCTATAGGTCGTTTATCCTCATTGGCAGATATACACTTCAACGAAACATCGCCATAATCTGCCTTAACTTGTTTGTTTATGTATGATTCAAATCCGTAATCATCCGTATTCAACGGATTTCCTGCCATGCTTTCCAAACTGGCCTCCACGTTATTTATAAGAAAACTTTTTACCTTATCCGCTGGATATATTTCTATACCATCGTTTAAACTGTTGTCTGAAATAATTGCATAATTTATGTATAATTCTATATATCCGCTTGCTTCAGGAAGCCTTATCTGTGCCCCTTCTCCTGTATGACCGGTTAAAAAACCAACGGTTCCTTGCGATAGTTTTATGAGATCCGTATTTGTCAGCCACTTATTCGCAGACCTTGTATTCGAATATGGTTGTCCAGATGCTCTATTAAAATCGGTAAACCCTATAACAAAGCTGTTTTTAACAATATTTCCACTTGTTGCCGATATCCATCCTACTCCTTTATAATAGGTGTTACCGTAATACATCAGCGGTGTTCCGTGCTCATCTTTTAGAACCAAATCACAATATAGCTCTATAGCACGTGTCCTTTCATCTTTTTCGGTAACTTCCGAATCAAATGGGTTTTCACGGGTATTTACATATGCATCCACTTTCAGACGCAAAAAATTATCTCCATCTGTGCTAATGATAAATCCATCCTTATTTTTAAACATCCAATTGTTTTTCGCACTACTATCCCCAGTATAGTTAATCTCTGCTCCCATCAATGTACTGTTCTCTCCTTTTTCTTCATACAAAAGGAATTTACCTTTTTCCCAAGGCTGGCAATCATTATACACCTTCAATGTAAATTTGCTGTTCTCCGTTGTAGTTTCCAGATCTCGCAAACCGTCCTCTGTTATATTATATTCCAGGTAATCATTCAGGGCATAAATCGAACTTGTTATACTTACGTTGTTTATCATTTCTTCAAACCCGTAAGGGGCATTTGCCGACATAAAACCGATATCTGACATATCACCCAAAGCAAATGGTACATTTTCATCTGCAATGTATGACAGTGTATCGAAGTTATATGCTTTCATGTGTAACCCATGTGCTACCGTATTATAGTCATATATGTATACCGACGCATCACGCTGAACCATCATAAGCCCGAACGGTTTCAGTATGCTTTCTATTACTTCCTTGCACGACATTGGCATATCTTCTTCGTCGTAGAAATTAGCCGACTGAATATATAGTTTATGTAGCAGGCTTTCCGAAGGCAAAAGGGTGATTCCTCCTGCCGTGGTAGTACATCCGATATACAGCTTGCTGAATGGTATTGCCAGTTTATTAAAACATCTTTTCAGTTGCGTGATCATAGGCTGTACATCTGTGTATCTTGCCTCTGTATCACTGGTAAACTTCAAGCGTTCCAAAATATTGAAATCTGCTGCCGTAAATTCGACTGTATAGGGTGGATACAACGCTAAGTTTTCTTCATATAGTTCCGGATCTAGCCAACCCATCCAATAGAGCGAGCCGCCTCTATAAAACTTAACCAGATAATCCTGCATATTGTCAGTATGTAGGTTCTCAAACTGAAAGATAGTCGTACTGATTAGGCTAAGTGTAGCCCCACTCCCTTGTAAAGGAGTCAGTTTCTTTACATCCCCATACTGAAGCACGAAAGGAACATCTGTAGCTTTGATCTCTTCTACTTTCACCGTATCTTTAGTTAAAATCTCGACACGGTTAAGAATATTATCGAATCCTTTAAACTCGTAATAGTATTTCACGTTCATTATCTCATCCTCCCCTGTTTACGTGCATAGTTATCTACTACGGCAACAAGACTGCTTCCGCTGCCAATGAGTTTGCCAGTGATATGTATTGTCTCTCCCCTGTTCCCTCTGTTGATTGCGTTGTACAGGTTATTTTGCTGCGACTTGTTAAGGATCATTTCGCCACTATTAACACGTGCAAGGACCTTGTCACCGGTGTACATGCCACCCGGAACAATACCGCCCTGTTCAAACTTTGGCAGGTTGGCCATTAACCCAACCATAGTTGCAACTGCCGAAACTGCCTGTATCCATCCGATAAAAGGAGTAGACGCAGCACTTGCGGCTGAACCAGATATGGCTACGGCTGAGTTTCCGTCCACCAATTGCCGCATGACAGGCAATACCGAACTGATTGCATTCGTCATATTCCCCGCCCAGTTCATCCAATTAGATGCGGATTCTCCCATCAAGCCACCAAGGGACTGAAAGGCTGACCCTATCGAAGAAATGGCAACAGAGGTTTCTTGTAATTCACTTCGATACTTGTAATATGCCTCTGCCTCTTCATTTATATTTTTGATCTTCTTTTGCTGCATTTCGTCGTTGAGAATAGCAACATCTCCGATCGGATTTTTACCTTCAGTATCACCGGCCGACAAACCAGGAGCCTCCATAGGCTTTGCATTAAGCACAAGGTCAATCACCAGTTTGTTTTCCTTCCTGATCTTATCCAGTTGCTTCTGCAATTTGTCCTGTTCACGCAACAAGTCGAAGCGTATCTCCGGATTCACCTCGTTGGATATACGTTCTTTAAGTTTCGATATCTTTTCTGACAAATCTTTTTCTGAACCTATTTGCACAGGAATCTTAATCGGTTCACCGGTAGATGCAACAGATGTAATTTCTTTTTCTTTCTGCTCTATCTTATCTAATGAAAGTAGTTGATCATTCAAATACTTTACCGACTCACTATATAAAGCACTCTGTTCCTTTTTCTGGGTGACGATTTCTTTTTGGAGTTTGATTTGTTGTTCAAGCCTCCTTATCTCTCCTTCAATATTCGGATTAATATTGAAAGTCTCAGCCCCATAAGCTTTTAGAGCCTCATTGATGGCGAGGCCTGCCATACCTGGAAGTCTAACAGATGATGCATCTATTCTTTTCTTGTTTACCTCCGACAGCATGTCTTCCAACTCTTTCAGCTTGTTTTTTTCCTTTTCAAGCTGATCACTAACATCAGAACCGTAATGGTTGTCCATCATACCCATTACGGTTCTGATCGCTTCATCCTTAGACATACCGTAATCTTCCCATAATTTGATGTCTTCTGCCAGTTTCTTTTTACGGTCACTTACAGCTTTGGATATTTGTTCGTTTTCTTTTTGTTCGTAGTTTTTTATAAGATCGGTTGCTTTGGAAACAAGTGATGTAAGACTATCAATAGTTTTCTTAAAAACCCCGTTCGATTTGTTCGCTGTCAAAATAAACCCCTCCCAAGCCGACGACAGACCGTTTATAGAGCCAGCAAGGTTATCGTTATTTATCTTCTGCTGTTCAATAGCGGTATTGGTGCCAGTAATAGCTTTTACATACTCTTTATATTGGTCTTTTGCGTTTACAATGGCAAGCGCCGCCGTCACGCTCTCTTTGCCGAACATCTTGGTCATTCCGGTTGCGTCCAAATTCTTTTTAGCAAGGTTATCGAGCGCAGCGGTAAGCCCCACTACGGAAGGTTTAAGATTCTTATCCGTACTTGCTTCAAGCGTAAGAAAGATGTTTCGTAGATTCGTACCCGCTTCACTGGCTTCCGAAATCTTCGGGGCGATAGCTTCAATGGCAGCTACCAATTCATTGTACTTAACACCTACACTACTGGCAGCTCCACCGGATTTCTCGATGGCTTTTGACAAATATTGTATATCTGCCGAACCGGCTTGTGAAGCTGCGGCAAGTATATTAACATACTCACCTGCCTTATCTGCCGATTCTCCCATTTGGTTTATAGATCCAGACAGAGCTTTAGCAGCTTCAGGGACGTCCATGCCTGCTGCTTCGGCAAGAGTGATAGCCTGTTTTGTAACTTCGCTCAATGCTTCTTTGTTCTTCAGCAGTTCGGGCTGTTGCGAACCTATAAGCTGAAAGGCTTCCACAACCTGTGATGCTGTCTGGGTAGAGGTAGAACCCAGTTCAATGGCTTTCTGCTTAAAGAACTCCATATCCGTTGCTGAAAGCCCGGTGATGGAGCGGAGTGAGGATAGGGATTTTTCAAACTGCATACTTGTTTTTATTGCGTCAGTAAACGCAACCGACACGCCTGCCATGGCGGCAAACGATCCGACAAACGAACGCATACCGACAGACACTGCTTTTGCTGTTTTCTCAAACGATTTGATCTGCGCTTTGCTCTTCTTGATATTCCGATCAAACTGGTCGTTCTTCAATAGTATCCGTGTTACTAAATCCGCTGGCATTGTTTTTGTTTTTTATAAAATCCTGTATTTTATTCCTCAATCTACTTATCTCTTCGTCAGTAGGGGCTTTCGGTTTATCTTCATTTTCTTCGTCCCAAGGAAACTTCAGCAGATCCAATGGTGCAAGTTTCTTTGTCGAATTTCCTTGTGCGATGACGTACATCAATAGGCGAGTCTGTTCCCAAGATTCCCTATGCTTATGAGATGAACGCTCCAAAAGTGGCTGTATCTCATACATTTGCATTCTATCTAGAACGTACTCGGAAGAAATCCCAATATCAACCGTCAGTATCTGATATATTTCCCGGATCGTTAGCCTTTTTTTTTTCGCCTTCCGACGGTTCATCTCCCGAAAGTAGGTTTATGCGTTCTATTTCAGTATTCATCCACTTCATAAGCTCTTGTATCTTTTTCGGCTCATCGTCAAGAACATTCGTGAAGTCCTCAAATGACAGGTCGAAATCATCATTATTGGCAATCAAGAAACAGAAGATCAAAAGGAACACATTCATTGTCTTATCCGGCGTAAAAGGCACGCCCGCGATCTGTTCGTACAGAAACAAGCCGCGTAGCGTGTACTTTAATTTATAGGTATTCCCTTTCAATTCGATCATTTTGCACGCTTTTTAAGTGGTCCGCATCCGGTGAACGTAGCTGTGTAAGTAGCTTTATCTCCATCAGGAGCATTTGCATCTAATTGGGTAAGCAACACTTCACCTTCATATCCTCCGTCAGAAATAGTCCATCCTCCTTCCGGTTTGCCTCCTATGCTGTCAGCATTACTAGCAATGCTGAATGCGACAATCAGTTTTTTACCTGCCAACATAGCATCCATCAGTTTGTCATAATCATCTTCAATCATCATATTCTCAGATGTCGTCGACCAATTCACTTTACCGGCTTCGCTATCACCGAAAATTCCGGTGTCCTTATTAGATGTCTCTATCACTTCGCGACTAACTGTTAACGCATGGTTAGTAGCCGCACCGAGTGATGTGTATTTAAAATTGGGTGATTCTCCACTACGTTCGAATAACATCAAATCGCTTCCTTTTACTATTGCCATATTATTTCCTCCCTTTTTTATTTGCTATCTTTATAATAGCTTTTGATAATTCATTTTTAATATTGCTAAATATTTGCTGTTCAGTCTGATCATTTGCCAACTTGAAAAACCAATGAGGCTTTATTCTTCCGGTTCGCCTTCCTTTCCCTTTCCTCTGATAGAAAAATCCCCAACGACCAACCCCACGTTTAACCTTGTTTTCTTCAGTACGATATTGATATCCTTGCGTGTGACGCTCATTAGTACCAAATTCAAACCACGGAATCAAGTAGTTGGACATGATATGTACAAGAGATAGAAGATCCTTCACTTTAACCCTCACAGTAGCTACACGCCTGATCTTCGTAACTTGTTTACCGGTCTTTTTCCTAGTGATGGTTTCTTTTTTATACATAGGGATATTAAGTCCGGTCTTCAAAAAATTCTCGTCCGTTTTCTTTTTTAAGATATTGGCAGAGCTTCGAAGTGCCATCAACTCAACTTTCTTCATTTCGGGACCGGATAGGCGGTCAAGCATATCCAGAATTTCTTTGCCATCAGCTTGTATGCTCATTCCGTCAGCCATCAGATTCTATTTGAAAGTCCAAATTCTGAAAAAAACCATTACCATCCACACCCGAAGATCCGCTCACTAATATGCATGATTGAATGTTTTTACTTCTGTATCCGTCCAATCCGGCCATAATGCTGTCAGCTATCGCATCCGCTTCATCGAATTTGTCGGAAATGACACTAATACCATAGTCCATCCTATAATCATCCACACCATCTTTTGTTCGTCTTGCTACAAAGCTGGAGCAATTATAAACCACATACGGAAAGCGAACGACTTGGTCGGCTATCACTGGGTATATGCCCGTCTTGTTAGGCAATATTTCTTCCAGTCTTTTGAACAATTCTTTGTTTACTCGTTGCATAAATCTTCGCGTATTATATCGTACCGGATTATACCTCTCTTCATAGTGCGCACACGAACAATATTGTACCGTTCGCCATTATATTCAACTTTCCATTCTACACCTGCACCCACCACAAGGTATGTAAAAACTGTATAGACATTCTCGATGGTTTCTGCTTGGTAGGCATTAACATCTGATTCCACATGATCCTTTACTTCCGAAAGCCTTTGAGCATCTACGACATAAACCGTTTCAGAAGCTCCCGTCTCAGATATTCGGATCTCTGGTCTCAGGAATATTACCATTTCATTAAAATTGCCTATTCTGTAGTCACTGTTTTCCATATTCTTGGATTTGCGAGCCTTTGTGAGGCAGTTGTACGTTCATCAAGAGTATCGGCCGGATTCTCAAATAGCGATGATGCCTTCAGAAGAATGGCGGCTTTCAGCGTATTCGGAAATCCGCCTTCAAACGTTGAAAACTTCCTTCCGCAAAAACCTTCAATGTATTCGGCAGAAGCTAAAAGAACTGTCGTAAGTTCTTCATCCAAGGAGCCGTCTACCGGCATTCTGAGATGCTTCTTCAATTCGTCTAATGATACCGGGCATTCTTCTAAAGTCATACTATTCTCCTTTCGTTAGAGTATCGATTATTTGCCTTGCCGTAACGCTCCCGATACCCGGAACATCCGTCAATGATTCTTTTGCATCCAACACCTGACTCTTTGTAAATAAGCCTTCTTTTATCAAGGCCGCCCGACCTGGAAGATCAAGCGGCAAATCACTTTTGACCTGATCCGCATCAGCGGGGAGCACAAAGCCTTCCTCTATGAGTTGCTTGGCCATCTCATCCGATAAATTGGCTTTGTCCCCTTTGAAATAGGCAAGCCCCGCTTTTGCTTTTCTAAATACTACCCACATAACTTAAGCGATTGTAATATCTTTGATTGCTGCGAAAGCTTCTTTGCGCTTGATAAAGATGTTATGATAAGCATTCAGGGTGACTTCGTATGCACCGAACTTTTTCATTGTATACGGATCGACAATCAAATCCAAGCCTCCCCAACCCATAATCCAGAGATTAGACCAATCACCGAAAATAAGCGCAGAGCACTTCTTTGTAGCCGTGCCCTTGGTCAAATCTGACGGAATTAGATTAGAAGCCAATGCCCGGTATCCGTTCATTTCTCCTCCTTCCCAGATATACCCAGCTACATTCGCCGATTTTAGCGTAGTCTTTGCTTCTCCTCTTACCTTCGCATTCGTCACATATGCCATTGACGACACATCCGCATTCTTCATCGCGATAGCTGTTTCCAGATCCACAATCTTTTTAAAAGTGATCGGACCACCATTATCACCGATAGCCACCGAACCGATACCGTCCGTATTCAAAACGCCTTTCGGCTGTTTTGATCCGGTGCCATTAAGGGCAGCTGTTTCAAGTAATTCAGCATGCGAAGCCATAATGTCGTTGATAATCACCCGATCAATATCCAAGTTCGATTGAATAGTTAATTGTTTGGAAATAGGCACATTAACAAAGCAACGCATCGGATTAACAGATACTTTGCTAAATTGCTTCTTTGTATCCGATCCTTCTTCGTTTTCGTCCAGCCATCCCATAGTGATAGCTTCGCCTTGAATCAAATCGATATTATTAACCAGTCCTCCCATATAGGTAGCTCCTGCTTGTGTCAATATCAATCTGTTTCTCAAAGCCTCCTGATACATCATCTGAGATGTAACCGTATATCCACCGTCAGCCGGTGTCGTTACGTTCTGACCGTCAAAGGCACGTCCTTCAACATGCATTCGGCTGTTTAAAAGTGCGGACGGAATACCTACACCAGTCAATTTATATCCACATCTTTTTGCCTCCTTTTCTGCCTCCTGAGCCATTTCCGCTTCAACGCCAGTCAATTGTGATCCATTTTCTCCGGATGCTTCACGGATAAATTTTGCAAAACTGAAATCCTTGGCCACATCACGGATATTCTGCTGGTCAGCCTGTGCCGTAGCAGCAGCCCGTTCAGCTGCCTCATTCAAGTTGATAGCGTTTAATTCTTCTACCAATTCAGAAACCCTATCGGCTGACGAACGAAATTCATCTCTCTTGTCTTTATCTGACAAAAGCTCGTTCATTCGGGTTCTTTCCTGCTCCAATTCCCTCGTTACTTCATGTTTCTTTCTCATATCGCTTATATATTGATGTTTAACAATTTGACATAGTTATTGCAGTACGGCACATAAGATCAAGAGCCAAGGCCCGGTCTTTGTCAGCCTCACGTTCTTTTTGGTCATTATCAGCATTAGTATCCGGTTCCTGATCCTCGATCGTACAGATATCTCCATCTGCTGACATCCTTTCCATCGTCTCCCCAATAGGATCTGTTCCTATAGATCTTGCTAAGGCATTTTTATTAGCAGGAAGAGGAGTAACAGATATCTCAAGCAATTCGCAGCGACCGAAATAATAGGTTTCATTTTTGCCACCTAAAGCTTCATCCCCTTCACCGAACTTTCCACGTTCCAAAGGCATGAAACCCACAGATACACCGCGAAGCGTACCGGCTAGCACTTTTCTAAAAACTTTGTCCGCCAATGGATTCAGTTCTTCCGCTTCAAAACGAATTTCCCCCATCAGCTTTTTACCTTCTATCCAAGCACGGGCAGTGCCGATCGTTTGGTCAGGATCACTACTTCGACCGTTATGATTGTAAAATGCAACTCCTATCCGATTGAAACGTTTCAAATCCCATTTGTCTGCCGACAGGACTGTTCCATAAGTGTCGCGGGTTTCATCTGAAAAGACGAACTGCACGGTTCTTGTTTTTTCGGCCTCTTTTCTATTCATTTGCTTACTTTTTCCTTTGGTAATACTTCTTTTCCTACAATGTTTTCATTGCCTGGATACAACATATCATCAAGTCCATCCATCCGGTTCATATTTTCCATTTCGCGCACCTCGTTACGGGATAACCAGCCATCCAAAACCGCATTGTGATAAAAATTTGACCGGCTTGTCATATCTCCACGCATCAACCCGTTCAGATTAAACTTGGTTTCGTACCTGCCTAATTCATCCTCAAAAAACAGCTTTCTGTCCATTTCCTGTTCATACCGCTTAACGGATGGGCGAATAGAATACTTAGCGTATTGGATATCTTGATGTTCTATATTTGAAAATGTCGCTCTTGACAAATCAGCCAACATGTGAGGAGGGAGGTTAAATATCCTGGCGATATCCTGCAAAGCAAATGTTCGTGTTTGCAACATCTGAGCTGCCTCCGGAGCGATACCAACCTGTTTATACTTTACACCTTGATCAAGAATAGGCGTGCCGAAATTTTTTGTCTGATTAAATTTCTTAGCAAAATCGGCTGCAACATCAGCCCCCATCACTTTATCTGTTTCAAGAACAGACTTCACATTTCCTCCCTGTTCAAAAAATTCATTTCCGAAAGACTGAGCGGAAATGCCACTGCTAATAGCTGCGGCATTGTAAACAATGGGATTCACGCCTGTAATTCCATCTTCTGACATCCCGAAAAAATGCAACATGTCTTCATCCGGATAGGTCCCGTCGAAAAAGAGGCTACCGGCCACAATATACCATTTACGTGCATTTCTAAACACAACACTCACTAACCGGGGATGGACCGGTATCAATTCCACCGGATCACCTTTCATATCCCGACGGATAATAACAAAAGCATTCCCCCAACCTTCCAAACAGGAATTAGTGTATTCCCAAAAAGTAAACACATTCATCCATCCGTTGGGCTTGTATTTTATCAGCTTGTATATATTGTGCTTACGGGCATCATGCCGCCCGGTTTCGTCAATAGAAAAAACGGTTTTAGGTAAGGAAGCTACCGTCTCAGAACGAAGACGGATTGCCGCATATACGGCGGTGAAACGCATTGCTTGTTCTGTGTTTACAGATGATAAGGCAGAACGGAATGAAGAAATAGAAGATAATCCGTTTCCCATGCTGTCAAAAGATCCTCTCGAACTTCTTATTTTAAAAGAGGAAACCTTGCGTTTAAATATACCCAATAAGCTTTCCATTCTCCGCATTTTTTCACAAAATACAGATACTTATTTGATATATGCAACACAGCATACAAAGATTAACAATCTGTAAATAAGCAAATTAAGTCTTTATTTGCAATCCAAAAGTAAGATTACAAATGAAATCTGAAAATGAAAAAATAATTTAAACAAAACACATAAAAATCATAAGTTTACAAAAAAATAGCCTCTTACGAAAAGAGGCTATAAAATAATCAAAATCATTTGCAATTTTGGAAAAACAAATTAACTTTTTTTATTTGTTATTTCCGTCTGTCTGCTTCTTCAAGCTCTTAAACGCTTTCAATAAAAACTCAATAAACGTTATATCGTCTTTAAACTGATCCACATAATCCACATCTAAAGACCGGACATAGTTGTATGTCAACTCTTCAAGTGAATCACATATTTCATCAACTTTATACCGGGTGTTTATCATCTTGTTGAAAACTTCATAATCATATTCTACCATAACATTTCCTCCTATTCAAAATCAATGCAACTAAAAACAACATTAAGTAACTCCTCAAATGTATCTTCCCTATATACCGGCATCGTGCGGCCACGATAGTAGGGATTAGGCTTGTTCCTGCCATACTTCAGACCTTCATCTATCAACACGCAATAGCTCCGCCATCCGGCATTCACTCTTTCCATATACCCTATACTGCAAAGCACATCGTTAAAATACTCTACATTTATGGTAACACCATGCTTTCGAAGTAACCGGGTTGCACTTATCATCCCATCACCGACAGCCGGAGGAAGTGGTAAGTTCTTACTTTCCGGTAAAGCCCGGATCCCGTCGTTGTTGATTCGCTGGATCAGTTCCGTTTTCGCCTCATTGTCCAACGGTAGTGACATAATGTGCTGGACTGTATCAATGATTGCATCTGCCTTCGATATTGACGGTGAGTTCATAGCACGATGGAAGACTTGACGGTATACTTCGAAGACTTCGCGCTTCTTTCGGGCAATGAAATATTCAAGGCAGGGAATGGATAGGTAGTATTCATCAGTATTTCTACCTCTTCCTGATTTTTCCCCATTTTGGGGGAAAAATTGATAATCAGTATTTTGTATAAATAAATCGCTATCCTCCAAAGCTCTTACAGCTTTATCTTTTCTACTATATACCAAAGGCCAAACATCATCTAAATTTACCGGAAAATCATTGCCGGAAGCCTGTAAATTCATGATTTCTTCAAAGTATAACTTCACATCCGAAGAAACACTGTTTTTCATTAACTTACTCATAATGTTTCCCCTCCATTCATTACATCATATGCTCCGGCAAGTACAAATACAAAGAAAAAACATAGGATAAGTAGGATGCACATCTTTACATCTTCTACTTTTTCAACAGGAATAACATCTTTCCAAGGCTCAGGAAGATGCTTCTTAAGGTTCATGACTAAGGCAAATAAAGTTGCCCATGAAAAGATTGTTCCGACTTTTACGGATGCGGGAACAGTAGTTGTTCCAGCAGCTGAAATTGTTTGTTTCATCTTGTTGTAGCGTTAGATGAATTAATAAAAAAGCAGTTCTATATAATCCAAGTTTGCTACAACAACATACATCAGAGATATATGAACGGATTATAATAGAACTGCCAATGCCTTCTATTTTCTCTTGACCTGCTCGCTTGCAGTGCCTATATGTTATTGTAGCACTGCAAAGATGAGACAAAGATTTTAGAAAAACAAATTATTTTCAATTTTGTATGGTTTCTAATTCATCATCTTTGAAATATAAATAATTTCCATTCCTATACACCCATTGCTCAATAGTACTATATTTGGTTGTTGTTTTGTTTATTTTCAATGGATTGCCCCACGATTCAACAACCATTTGTTTTGACATTCCTATTTTAACATGTCCTTTTATTATTAAGTTTGCTATATCCATTCCATATTTTTCAATAAGCATTCTTTTTCTATTTTCCGAATTGATTATCTGATTTTCCTTTATTTTTTCTGCATCAATTCTATGTTTTTTGATTTCAGCGGCACGTTCTTCTTTTTCTATTCTTTCGACGATGATACGCAACGAATCAATTGAACTATGTGATATATTTGTATATTTTGTACTATAAAATTCTTTTTTCTGTATAAAATAAACATCATCATTATTAAGTCCAATCAATATAATATCACCTGAAACTATCGTTTCAAGATGGCTCTTCATATTTTCTGCTCTAATTGAAGAAATATCGCTAATCTTAATGTTATCAGCTTCAACAAATCCTTTTTTTTCTTTAATATCTTGTATTGTATTTGATAATTCACTATTTAATGATTCTGTATAATTTTCATTTATTATATCTGCTGTTTTACAAGATATATATTTTATATATGTCCAATATATTTTATTACAATAATAAACATAAGCAATATTTTCTTTTACACAAACCAAATCTAACAAGACATCTTTTTTCAATGATATATAATCTTTTGCATCTACAACCCCATGCAGAACAACATTATCCAATAATTTAGCTTTTTCTTTCTCATTTAAAATAAACAGATTATTATCACTTATTTTATTTATTACTTTCCGTAAACTGATTTGACAGGCATATTCGTTAAATTTATCACATTCAGATTTTAAATTGTAACAATAAGTTACCAATGTATCTCCTCTATCTTCTATTATGGCATAATCTTTCAAAAAACCAACAACATTAACCTCATTATCTTTATATAATATTTTTTTAGGTGTAAGCAATTTGTCGTTTTGTATCTTAACAATATCATATTCATATAAATTTACAGCACTATAAAAACTCATTGCTATGCAATTATTCTGAGAATTAACTACATTACAGCAACATACAAAAATCAAAATAAAAATTAACAACATATTCATAATGCGCTTAAAGCTATTTTCGAAAATGTTTAAATACTTACAAATATATTTATCATCTTTCTCCATCTTTAAATCTACGGCCACAAAATCAAGTTTTCCCATAAACTGTTATCATTTTCACAATCACCGCAAAGATACGTCTATTTTTGATAACACAATTGTATAGTGCAGATATCCTGTGCTAAATATACAAACAATGTTAAATATCTACTTTTCCCGAAAAATATTTGACTGCAAATTTGCAGTCAAAGAAAAAAGTCGTATCTTTGTAGTGTAATCAAAAAACAAACAATTAGAACAGGGCGGCAACCTATAAGCGGCGTAAGGAAATGAAAGCAATTGCAGTTAAAAACACATTCAATGCAAAAGAAAGCCTGAAAAACCAAGGATTCGTTTACGACCCTTCTACGAAAACATGGTCTAAGGACTTCGATTCTCAGGCTGAGTTTGACGAGTTTTATTCCAACTTCACAAGTGCCTGCTATTCGGGTAGAAGACAATCAAAGTTTAATTCGGCCGTAGTTTTCGAATTTGTTGAAAACGAATCTGAAAAGCAGGAAGAAGAAGCAACAGTCCCGACATTAGAAGAGGCAATCGAACTTGTCCACACGGGCAAAATCAATGATTTTGAATTTGAGGTAAACGGATGGACAGCCACGTTAAACGGTTTTGAGTATGTCGTTAACGGGACGACATACAATATCCCTGAATTAAGAAAAATATCTCCTGAGGCCGATCGAGAAGCCGATAGGCTGGAAGAACATATTGCCAAACAGTATGTGGTTTACACGGAAAGACAAAAGACAGCCCCTTATGTAAAAGCCGTAGAACAACTAATAAATAGAAAATATTGAACAAAATGGAAGATAATTACGAATTAAGCGACCGAATACGCATTGGTCGAAGGATTGAAAATTTAAGAAAACAAGCGGGCTTATCACAACGCGATCTCGCGGAGCGTTGTGGCATAGCCCAAAGTACCGTGTACCGGATCGAAGCGGGGAAATTTTCGCCCCGACTTGACTTGCTTGAAAATATAGCGAATGCGCTCGGAAAAATAGTTGATTTAGTCTGATGGTAATTTAGGCGGGATTTGAGGCGTTGAATTATCATCAAAATGTTAAATATCTACTTTTCCCGAAAAATATTTGAATGCAAATTTGCATTCAAAGGAAAAAGTTGTATCTTTGTAGTGTAATAATAAAACAAACAAGACATGGACATCATAGGTAGTAAAATAGTAGGATACAGATACGGTGAAGCTCCTGAATGCGGGCGATCATTTAATACTCAAACAAGACAGTATGAGTGTGGGGTTTCAATGGCTCAGGTAGGTTATATGGAAGAAGTTGGCTCATTTGCCGTTTCCGGTGCTTATGGCCGTAAAAAATACTACTATGAAGGTACTATCGTCGGTTTTGGTGGTGATGATGAAGTCTGCCTCAGTGATGTAAGAAGAATCTCTTATAACGAATACAGATCACTAAAATCAACTTACAAAGAAGTAAATAACGCTATTGTTAATGAAAAATGCGATTCTCTTCTTTCTTTATTAAGAAGGGGGTGGACGGTATATCCTAATACAGTAGAAGGTATAGAGGAAATGAGAAATAAAATGTTGAAAAAATGATCTTATATAGCTCAAATCACGAAATAAACTTATATATTTGTTGAACACATGTTTTTCATGTGTTTTGTGATTTTTTTTCAGAATGCCCCAACAGTGATGTTCGGGCATTCCTTTTATCTAACATTTCCGTTATTTTGACAACACATCTTCTATTTTACCTATAGACTTGATAATCTGCTCAGAATTACTTCTCAATATATGGTTCTGGCATTCCAAATCGCGTATTCTTTCCGCTTGTTTGCGGATCACCTGCGTATTACGCTGAAACGCATGTACCGCCTGCATGACGGCTTTTGAAGCTTGATGTAGCTTTACCTCATTCATCAGATACAACAAAGCATCCCGGTCCCTATCAGATAGGGACCGTATTAAGATGTTATTTATCTTTTTCATTCAATTCCTTTCAATAAGCGGTAACACCCCGGCCTTTTTCAACTTCTCATACAGAAATATTCGGCCTTTCTGCCTCCATTCAGTATTTAAAACCGAATCTCTGCTCCCATCCTTGTGCATAATAGGGACCGATTTGCTATGCACATACCCTTGAATTATGTACGGCGAATACAGGATCCATTGCCCGTTTACTTTTCTCTGTATCTTCAACTCTTCCAATAACCGGTTGAAAGACTTAGCAGTCATTCCGTAATCCTGCGCAATCTGTGTAATGGTAACCGTTTCCTTGCTATTCAATATAATCTCCAGATAATCCGTCTTTTTCTTCATTTCGACTATCTCCGTACTCATAACCGATATCTGCTTCAGTTGTTCTTCTATTTGCTCCTGTTGTTTTGCCGCCAACATCAATGCCTGGCTAAACGATCCAGGTATAACAAAAGCCGATTGTGTTTTTTCTCTCAATTTCTTTTCACATTCAATAAAATACCTACGTGCTTGCTTCCCTTTATCATTACCTTCAACCATTGATAATTCCTTAGCAGCATCAATAGTCAGGGCATATTCCATTCTCGTAGAATATCCTCCGTTTGCAGTTCCATAAATTTGTGGAGCTGTAACAAAATCCACATTTTCAACTAAATCGTACTTATCTATACGATTTTTTATCCATGTAGAAAAGTCTTGTTTACTTTCTAAAAAAGAATGTAAATCTCTTGCACTAACTACACTCTTACCGTTTTTCTCTGTAATCTTAACTAATACTTCCATTTTATTTAGTAATTAAATCGTTGATAATTATATTGTTTTAAAAATTAACAAAACTCACTCCATTATACTGATACATATCATCCCCATCCTGTGACATATAGCCACCAATGGCATTCGCCATTGCGACAACACCGTCGATCTTCTCAATACTCTTCCTCTTGTCCATCTTGATATTATCATTTGCATCCCTGTATATCACCACATTTCGAAACATCCAGCGAATAACCGGATTACCCATCAAATCGACAGAAGCGGAAGTAACGTCAGCCTCCAACTGTTTGGTAGGCTCGCTCATGTTCTGGATCCCCTGACTAAACTGGTCAAGTATACCGTCGAAACCTTCCTTTTGCAATCCCTGTATCACTCCATGATATGCCTTGGCAGGGTCGAAAGCGAGGTTCCGGACATCATACTTTTTCAAAACAGCCGACATCTCGCTTACCATGACATCGATATCTATTACATCACCGGGGGTTACATTTATCCAACCTTCCTTTTGCCATTGCCTATAATCTACCCTATCTTCTTTTTGCAAAATTTTACCCTCCGGAATCCAAAAATACATCCTGAATGCCGGGTGCCGGAGCTTCGGAAAATAAAGTGCAAGTGCATTAATATCCACATGAGCCGCCAGGTCAAGACCGGCATAACATTCCTGGCCGATCAGATCATCCTCTGTAGTTCCATAAGCGCAAGCCGCAACCTTTTCGTCCTGAATCCAAACATCAGGAGCATCCACCCAGAGATTCAAGTTCTTGGTTTTAAAGTTTACCTCTGTAGTACCGCCTTTATTCAACGCCTGTTCAAATTCCATTTGCATAAAATCCTCATAAACAGACACACCAAGATTAGGACAAGCCTTTGTCCACACCGCAGGATCCTTCCAGTCATCTTCTTTGTCAAGCGAATAAATCAGCGCAAACGTACTTTCCTCCTTTACATCCCCACGCAAGACATCTATATAATGCCTACGCATAGAATAGTAAGGCGATGACATATCAAACCCAGCCGTAGTGATTGAAAATATAAGAGGCTGCCGCCTGGCCCCCATACCGGAACGAAGCAAATTGTAAATATCATCATTCGGCCAAGCATGCATCTCATCACATATACCACAATGTGGCGATAGACCGTCCTTGTTTTTTGTCTCTTTAGAGAGCGGTTTGTAAGATGATGCCGTCGATTCCATAACGATGGAAGTAGTCCACTTTTTTACATACTTGCTTAACATGGGTGATTGCTCCACCATCATACCGGCTGCTTGCCAACAGATTGCAGCCTGGTCCTTATCAACGGCCGCACTATAAACCTCCGCTCCCTGTTCACCGTCAAGTATCAACATATAGAGTGCGATAGCAGCCGCTAGGAACGTCTTTCCATTCTTTCGGGCTACTTCTACATCCGCATATTTAAACCGTCGGACACCGTTCTTTGTCTTCCATCCGAACACAACCCATAAGATAAAGCATTGCCAATCTTCCGGCACAAATTCCTGTCCTGCCCATTCTCCCTTGTAATGCCGAAGGAACTGGCAAAAACCAAGTACTTTCTTGGCTGCTTTCTCATCAAAATACAACCCCATTTCAGCAGCTTGCTTTAAATCACGTACATGTCTTTCGACCGCCAACCGTTCTAATTCCCCGGCTTTCCGCTTTCCTGACATCACATTGTCGATGTATGACAACGCCTTATCCTTGTATATTTCTTCCTTTTTACTTTTCATCTTATTCCATTTAAAAATTGAGCCAATTCGTCCTCTTCTTCTTTAGGTGATTGGTTGATTTTCTGCCTACTCATAGGCGTAAAACCAAATTCCGCCCCCAGCCTGTTCACATAGTCAAATGCTTTAAACATCATAGATACCTCTTTGCCCGAAACCCCATCCAACATTCGCTCACCTGTATCCACGTTGTCCATGATATTTGTCATGCAGGTAAAAACAAAATCCAAGCTAAACGCATATAAGGCCAAATGCTCAAGGTCAAGTTCCGTCAGAACGCCCAGCGCAATCAACTGGTTGGCTTTCGTCTTAAAAATATCCTTCGATCGCTTTGTCTTCAAAACCTTTAATTTCGCAGTCGAAGTGATCTGCTCGATGGATGTCAGCTTTTCTGCCGAATCACTGTTACCCGACATCCTGCACGGCTGGTCCGTTCCACGAAGTTTTTTAACTTCATCCAAAATTTTAGGTCTGCCCTTTCCCATTTTTTACATATTTTTAGTTTACAATAAAAAGTCCAATTTTGCACGCACGCGGAGCGAGGTGTGTTGTGGTCTTGGAGACATGTCCCCTTAGAGATTTGATACCCCCCTCCCCTGATACTATTTCGTCATTTTTTCTCAATTTACACCGTCATTTTCTCGTGCGCGTACATTATAAAGCCTCTGAGACAACAACTTATAGGGTTGTCAATCCATCGAGATAATTATACATGATATAATTTCCATTTAAACCCATTTTTCTTTTGATTTTAGAAAGCTTCATCTAGCGTACGTGCTGCTGGATTATCCAGCCTTAACTTTCCGTTAATGCTTTCTAAATAGATTTCTGTCGTTTCGATCCTACGATGCCCAAGCATTTGTTGGACCGCTTTGATATCGGCACCATTGAGTAGTGCCATCACTGCCGCCGTATGTCGAAGCGAATGGGATGTCTTTTGCCTTGAATATATACCGGATTTAACCATGTAAGACTTAACAATCCTACCTATCCTGTCAGGAGTCATTTGCCTTTCGCCCGTCGTACTATGTGTTAAAAACACAAACTCATCATCGCAAGCTACCCCACGAAAAGGCAAGTAATCATCTATAATAGGATCTATCGCTTTGTGCGTAAGACCAACCAATTGCCCGCCCACTTCTTCCCCTTTCCGGAAAACCTCGACAATATATCCGGAGTCTGATTTATTGATATGATTAATTCGCAATCTCGATACTTCCACACAACGAAAGCCGGAACGAAGCATAAGGTTTATCATGGCATAATCCCTTTTGCCTACTAAACTATCACGTGGTATAACAGATAACAATCTCATCACCTCTTCTTTTTCAAGGTGCAATTTCATGTGCGAATTTGACTTATTCTTAAGCCTTATTCCAGCAGCTATATTTTCGTGCTCGCCAGCTATTTCGGCATAACGATAAAATTGTCTCACGGCTTTAAGATAGGAGTCTACAGTATTGGCAGACAATCCTTTATTAATAAGATAGTTTTTATAGGCAAGAATATCCGCTCTGTCTAAATACTTGATATTCCTGCCTTCCATAACAACCCATCTTTTAAAAAAATCAAGGTTATTGGAATACAACTTTTTGGTGTTATCTTTTACATCGAGATTTTTTAAAAAATCCTCTTTTACTTCTTCAAAATAATGTACCATAAATTTTAAATTAAATATCCATTTCCGGCCAAAGAACGAGCATTGTCTTCTAGAGTCATTTTGTCGTATCGGTCAAAACAAGCCGTTGACTTATGCCCCGTACATTTGCGCGTCTTTTCGCTTGGGACGTTGTTTTTATTCATATTAGTCACAAAAGTTCTACGAGCCGTATGGGATGATATCATTTCATACTTATGTTTTTTGACCAATACGATTTCCCCAGCACGTTCTTCTTCGTATACGACCAAATCATCAAGCCCGACCTTCTTACAAACTTTTTTTATTGCTTTATCAAAATATTGTATACAACGCGCCCTAGGCATCTTTCCACCATACTTAGCAAAAACCTCCCGTACATAATCAGTAAGCGGGACAACTGCTTTATTCTTGGTTTTTTGTTGCAGGATATGTATATTGTCACCTTTGATATTATCGGCCGATAGACGCGAATAATCCGAATACCTTTGGCCGGTCATACATCCGACAATAAACGTATCCCTAATTTCTTCTTCCCAGGGAGTTAACCCTTTGTAATAATATATTCGGGCTATCTCTTTTTCAGTCAAATAAACAAATGTCGAATCGTTTTCCACTACCTTCGCATCAGAATAAGAATCATCTACAGCCCAACCATTTAGATATGCTTTTTCTATCAAATACTTTAACTTGGTTATCATACTTTTTATAGTCGACAACTTAAGACCTTTATCTATATGCAAATAGCGTACAAAATCATCAATATCCTCTTTTCCAATCTGATTCGTCCTGAATCTCCGATTAATAAACTGCTGATATTTGTAAAAATGATCAAGCAGATTCTTATACATAGAAAAGAATTTTCCCCTCTTTTTCATGTTTATAAACAGTATTGCAAATTCCATAAAATCGCAAGATGGTAAGTTTCTGAAGTATTCGCTTTGTAAACGAACCTCATTGCTTTTAGATAAATCAAATTGAAGTGCTTCCATGACTTTATTTTTTGATATTAGGAAAATTGCACTACATTTGTAGTGCTCATAACTAATCTGCTAAGAGCAGGTGAGAGTTTACAAAGCCGTTCGGATGCCGTCGGACGGCTTTGCTTTTTCGTGAAGTGAATTATTATTCTGTCTCTAAACTCTCTGCAAGTTCTTCAAGAGAACCTCGTACAAAGGCTGTTGTTTCATCACTACATCGACTTAAGAAATTCAACAATGTGCTCTGAATATTGTACCATTCATTTAACTCCTGCTGTAAATATTCTTTTTCATTCATATCTCTTTATATTTTAATATCAATTCGAATAAATATAATGCATTCCTGCTTCATATACCTTATGTACATCAGGGTCATTCTTGTCTTCCGGTTCCAATTCACTCTCTTCACAAGCATAATCCCATTCAGAGTTGTAGTACATATCCTCATTTGTTTTCTCCAAGGAGCAATCTTTCATCAAATTCATATCTTCTCCCCAAACTGCAACTTCTTGCTGTTGCTCTTCTTCTGTCATAAGGGATATTTTGTCTTTTAATTCTTTCCAAGTCATAGCTTAAATTTTTTTTAATTGTTAGCTAAATCATCTTTAATTGCTTGCTGTAATACTGGCAGAATCTTTGCGGAGAATCTCTCGCAATACCCTCGCATTGTATTTGTGCTGCATTGATACGCAACCCCTTGAAACATTTTTCTTGCGAAATAATCGGCATCAATGCTCAATATAAATTCACGTATCTCCATCGGAGTTGACCAACTGAAATTAAAATTTCCCCAATCCGTTAGTGAATAGAACTCTTTACCTTCTGTCAGAATTACTTCACCCAACCAGCAATTAGCTGGGGTTCTTAATGAATATCTATATACTGTTTCTTTTGCCATAGCTCGTTATTTTTTAGTTTGAAATATTTCTTTTTCAATAATTTGTTTAGCATTGAAGCCAAACAAACCTTTCTTTAATCGTCGTATATCCTGCATCGACATCTCATTAAGGTAGAAATAAAATGCCTCGTAAGGATCAGAAAAGTTTCTCGCTATTGCATTGTCCGGTTTATTATCCATGTACTTCCCAATTGATCGGATCATCTGCCGGGCGTAACCGGGAAACAGTTTGTATTCTGCCTGCATTTGATGTACCGGAGCCAGAGGGCAACCTACACAACCATGTCTGGTTAAACAGTAAGGTGGATCATAGTACTTTGAATATGGTAATCCACGCTTACGGATATACCGCCATACATCATTTTCCGTCCAGGATAAGATCGGTAAAATATGCTTTGCACCCTTCATCCACTTTCTACTATCACACTGCTCCGGCTCATACAATGCACGTTTCGAACTTTCTTCTGCTCGCATACCTTCAATCGTCCTTTTACCTATACCATATCGCTCCTTTAGTTTTTCGCAGCAGAACCTGCGCATCCGGGATGGAAAACCTTTTTCGCTTACAAGCTGAAAGAATGATTTTTCCGGATGCCGAATAACCACCTGTGGGTAATTTGTCTTAATAAAAGATATTGTTCCCGGCGGATCGACAGTCGTATTGGCATAGGTAGCCGTAAACCGGACACCGGCACGTTCGGCAAGGTCCAGGATAACGACACTATCTTTACCGCCGGAGAAACCAAGACTATAAGGATCGTCTGTTTCCAGCTTCCGAAGAAAATCTATTGATTGTTGTACCTTGTCCATTAGGTTCATTTCTTTTTTAGTTTGTTTTTTGGGCACTCCAAACATTATAATCAGATTCAGGCAATTCAATAATATTCAAAATTACAATCTCAGCATTTTCACATTCAAGTGTAGATGCTATCTGCTCTATTGCTATCTGTCTGTTCAGGTAGCATCCATCCGTCACAAAAGTGGTTTGCCCAGAACCATGTACTTTGCCATTGCCAAAATTGTATGACACTATGAAATATCTTTTTCCGCTCATATTTTTTTAATTATTGATGTTTTTTTAAAATAATGTTGTTTGTATAAGTTTCTTACCATTAGGGAAAGTTTGTTCTCCAAAGCATTCTTCTCTAAACCTCTTCTCCTGTGCTTCGAAATAATCTTTGTCTATTTCAGTTGCATAGAAGTCAAACCCCAACTTGTATGCTGCTATACGGCTGCTCCCGCTTCCCAGATGCGTATCAAGTATTTTATCTCCTGTATTTGCATAGTTTTTCAAAATCCAAGAATAAAGTTTAATAGGCTTTTGTGTCGGGTGTATTGTGCCGTCTTTGGCCAATTCTCCTCTATTGATTTCTATTATACGAGTAGGGCAATTAAATGAGCTGTAAGCTATTTCACAGTCTGACATAGTTAATCCTTTCTGTCCCTTATACCATATAATCCACCCCTTTGTCCCTTTAGTAAAATGTGACACAAAATAATTGGCACCCCAAATAATCTGATTTTTTGAAACTCGGAACATTTCACAGAAGTACTCACTTTCAGGAATACAATTATCCCATGATTTTCTGGCATGAGCTTTTCTGTTGTGTTTTGGATTTTTGCGTATCTGCAATTCTTGACCATCTATGCCTAACCCATAAGGAGGATCAACCACCGCCAGATCAAAGAACTTATCTGGAATATTTTTCATATATTCCATACAATCCATATTATATACTTCACTTATTGGCATGACTCGTTGTTATTTATACATTAAACCCCATTTTTTTATAATCTTCCGGAAACTCTTCTTTGATCATACTCAATAGTTTTCCAGCACATTCATATTGTTCATTTTTCATGCAAATATTATAGCTTTGTACTATAAAATTTAAACGAATAGGCTTCAAATTATTATCCAACTCCTTGCATCGTTTATTAATTGCAATTTGTTGCTTCTGTTGATCAAATAAGACTTTCATGACAACAAAAAAAGCCACCAATGAAGCAACAGATATTACTAACGATATAATCAATAATACAATCATAATATCTTTTCAATTTTAATTATTAACCAATTCAACAAAACAGCAAGGCAACCAAAAAGATTTACCATTATACAAAACGCATATCTCATTAGTAGAAAAGTCAACAGATATGATTTCCAATATATTATCATTTATGATAGCCAACATACCTGCACCCCATTCAGTATTTTCAAATTCGCTTATTTTCATATGTATATTTAATTTTATTCATCTGATTTCCATTCGACATTAACAACAGCTTTAACACGGCCTAAACCATTACAAAAAAGACACTTTGTAGATTTAAACTCATCTCGTCCTTGTTGATCTATGAATTCCTTTCTACCATTGCAATTAGGACAAACAAAACCACATAATTCAAATTTCTCTTTTTTTTGTAAATACTCAGGAGGAGTAATTACTACGATTGACTTTTTGCTACTCATTGTCTGCCGTTTATTATTTTTTTATCCCTATTGCCTTTGGCTGTATTACATTTCGCGCATAACGCTTGCCAGTTTGACTCATCCCAAAAGTCATGGATGGCTATAGGGATGATATGATCCACCACCTCAGAAGGCACATACAGCCCTTTTTTCAAACATTCTTCACACAGAGGATGGGACTCTCTAAATGCCCTGCTTTCCTTCGTCCACCGCCACGAATGGTAGCGATCATCCGATCTACTACGTTCATATTTTGACCGATTATGCGCTGTTCGCTGGACACCATATAGGCGGACTCTTTTTTTCGTTGGTTTATTTGCCATATCTTTTTAGATTTAAAATGGGCACGGAATATCATAATCCGTAAACCTCGTTAATGTCTTGTTATGATGAAATTTAACATCTCCTGTACGACCATCTCTATTCTTCGCAACTCGCACAATCCCCATCCCCTGCTCCTCGCTACGATCATAGTATGCCGGTCTATGGAGCATCAGCACTATATCCGCATCCTGCTCAATACTTCCTGATTCTCTCAGATCGGACAATATTGGCGTTTTATCCTGTCTTTCTTCACATTTTCTCGAAAGCTGTGAAAGCAGGACGACAGGCACATTTAAGCTCTTAGCCATTCCTTTTGCAAACTTCGTTGTCTCAGCAACTTCCTGTTCTCTGGAATAATTCCTGTTTTCCGACTTGATCCTTACAAGTTGGAGGTAATCTATAATCACAAGCTCGCATTTACCTTTACGCTGGAGATTTTTCGCGACGGAACTAATCTGTTGGATTTGGAGGCCAGATGTATCGTCTACCGTTATCGGCAGCTCACCCAAGCAATCAACTGATTGAGATAGATTAGCCTCCTCTGTATCGGTCAATGCCCCTTTTCTAAAAGCTGCGGCATTAAAATCACCATGAGCTATTAGCATCCTATCTGACAAACTTACTCCTGACATCTCCAAAGAAAAGATAACCGTAGGATGGCCAGACATGGCAGCCGTCCTCGCTATGTTTAAGGCAAAAGCCGTCTTACCCATTGCAGGACGAGCCGCTAAAATGACAAGCTGACCACCTTTTAAGCCAAGCAGAGTATTGTCCAACTTATCTATTCCGGTCAAAATACCCGTTTTCCTGCCATCTAACAAATTTTCTTTGCGCTTCTCGTACATTGACATACTTTCGTGAGAAAGTGTTCTCAAATCGGCCGTATTCGTTCCAACCGTCATTCCTCGTGCTATATTTTCGAGCATCTTGATACCGGAATAAGTCGTATCTTCGATATCCAAGGTCCTATCAAGGGCCATAGCCATAATTTTATGGCCTGAAAGTATAAGCTGACGAGCCATGTATAACTCCTTAAGATATAGCGCATGAGCCAACAAATTAGTTGTCATTGCCACCTTGCTAGTCAATTGGGCTATGTAGAATGGTCCTCCTATTTCGTCCAATTTGCCCATTTTCGACAGCTTAGATACGACCAACATCATATCGACAACATCTCCATCCTTTGCCACCTGGTCTATAGCATCATATACTGCCGCATTCGCTTCATTAAAGAAAACATCCTTTGTCAATACGGAAGAAACGGCATTGATAGCAGTAGATTCGATCAGCAACATCCCAAGAACAACTGATTCGACATCCTTATCCGACGGTAGGTTAAAGCTCTTCATACTGACTGCTTCCTGATTGCTGTTTTTTCTCATTTTTCATTCTCCTTTCCCATGTTCTGACGGAAGCTTTCCAATCTTTCATTTTCGACTTACCTACCATCCAGTTCTTCGACTGGTAAAAATCATGAAACCACTCAGCATCTATCCCGTTATTCCGTTCTATGCAATAAGATTCGATTTCAGAAATAGAAGGAGGGGAGAAGGCTTTGGCCTTCGACTTGGAGGAATCGGAAGATTCCGACTTTTCAAAATTCCCCCTCTCTTTATCTTCTAAACTATCTTTATCATTAGAACTATCTTTGTTACTATAACTAATACAAGAATTAGATACTACGTTAGTAGTAGATAATTCTATTTCCTTTCTTTGGTATGAATTCGTATTACGTTCGTTATACGTTCGTATTACGTTCGTATCATCTTCTAATTTTTCACTAGCATTCGACGGAAAAGGGAGCGCTTTTTTCTTACTCCATCTTGCTGAAATAGCTTTCTTACCTGCAATAGATCTTTGGATTTTCTTATACTCCATCAGTTCCATTCTTTCGCGAAGAGAGCGGGAAAAGAAAAACTCATCGTTCTCAATCACAAACAACCCGTATCCCGACACAACTGTCTTTAATTTTGATTCCGACACTTTAAACCGATTTGCCAATGCCGGTATAAGGAGCAGCGACATCTTGTATTCCGGCTGCTGGCGGAGCATTTCCACCAAGCCCCAAAACATTCCATAACCCTCCATCCCAAGCTGCTCTATCAGCAACATGCATTTGGGGTCACTCATTGCATTCGCATCGTGCGAAAAGTATATATTTTCCCTGTTCATAATTAGCGACGATTTTTATCCTTTTTCAAAAGGTCAATCACCAGATCAACATCAAATACAATCTGCCTACCGACCTGTGTATATGCCTTGTCTATTTTTCCGCTATTTTTCACTTTTTGTGCAGTAGCGTTAGAGCAGTTCAACAATTTAGCCAATCCTGATATCCCATATACCAAATTTCTTTTAGGGATTCCAATAGGCTCCACATTCGAGATATTGATTACATTTTTCTTCTGTAATTCAATAAACTCACCTACAGTCAATTGCCATATAGGCGTATCCAAATTATACATCAGACTTCCACCTCCTTATAAGATTCAAAACCACCGTATTTTTCTAAAGCTATTGATCTGATTTTCTTAGCTTTTTCTGAATTAGAAGTATAGTTCAATGACTTACTAACAAAATCTCTCGAAACACTTACCTCCTTTGCAATTTTCTGTTTACTACCAAATGGTGTGATAATTACTGGTAATCTCTTTTTTTCTTCCATATACTTGCATATTACATTTATATTCTATATTTGCATTCTTCAAATGACTTTGCAAATATGGTGAGTATTTTCGGCATATAAAAATATAACACCGAATATATTCGGTTGAATAACATTAATTAACACAATATATTATGGATATTAGAGACAGAATTATACAATTCATTGATTACAAAGGGATTAGTTTTAACTTTTTTGAAAAAAACATTGGAGCATCAAAAAGTTATATCAGTAACACAAAGAATATTTCGGCAAAAGTAGTATCCAATATACTCCGAATATACCCGGAACTATCTCCAGAATGGGTTTTAACAGGGGAAGGATCCATGCTTAAGAAAGAAAATGCAGTCAAATCCAATTTCCCTGTAAAAAGCGAAGACAAAGGGGTGCCATACTACAACGTCGATTTCGTTGGAGGATTCGATTTGGTGATTAATGATCAGACTACAATACCGGAGTATCTTATAGATTTTCCGAAATACAATGAGGCGACCTGTTGGTGTAACGTAACAGGGCACTCGATGGAGCCAGAGATAACGCATGGTGACATAATAGCCCTGAAGAAGATAGAAGATATATCATTCCTCCCGTATGGTGAAATATACGCCATAGTCACAAAAAATGAAATGCGCACAATCAAAAGAATAGGACCTTCTCAAAATAAAGATTGCTACTCTCTGATTCCAACTAACAAATCACCTGAATATGGCGTACAAGAATTACCGAAAGAAATGGTAAGGATTGTATTCAAAGTACTTGGGTGTATGAAAAGATTATAATAAAATAATCAATATTTCACCTCATTATCAAAATCATGAATACACATAGCAATGCTCATTAAATCAGATATACAGTATCGTGTTTTTTCTGCAATATCTGATTCTGAGCACAGTATCTCTTTTGAAATATACATCAATTCAGATACGAGCTTCTTTAGGCTCGATATATTGAGCACTGACCTTCCAAGTTCTGCAAGGTCAAAAATCTGACTTTCAGTAAGTCCTGGGAATCTTTCCACAAATTCTTGTTGTTCCATGTTTTTTAGATTTAAAAATTGCCACTATTGGCAGTTTGATAATAAAACAAAACATAAACACTTTTTGTTTTAAAATAAAAATAAAATTATACATTTGTCATGATAAACAAATATTATCACATATTCCTTCTTGATAAGGAAAAAGGAAAAGAAGATGCAAAACTACGTCTACGAGTTAGATGGGGTAAAAATATAGTAGCTTTCAACGTAGGATTTAGAGTTGATATTAACAAATGGAGTTTGGAAACGCAACGATGTAAAAATAACACCACACATGGAAAGAAAAAAATACAAGCATCTGTAATAAACAGAGAAATAAACTTATACGAAACTACCGTTGAAAATATATTTAACAAATTCAACAATGAAAAAAAAACACCTGATAAGGAAGAGTTTAAAGCTATATTTATTAAAGAAATAAGAGGAATAGATATTGAAAAACATTCAGATAAAAACATATGGAAGTATATTGATGATTTTACGAAAGAAATAGGGATGAAAAACAATTGGACACAAGCAACATACCAAAAATTCAAAACACTAAAAAATCACCTTATATCATTTAATAATCAGTTATCTTTTGAAGAATTAAACGAATTAGGATTAAATAATTTCATGACCTTTTTAAGAGACGATCTTAATTTACGAAACAGTACTATAAAAAAACAAATATCTTTTCTAAAATGGTTCATGAGATGGGCTACATCAAAAGGATATAATAGCATTCGAGATTTTGAATCATTTGCTCCTAAATTGAAAGATACAGAAAAAAAAGTTATCTTCTTAGAATGGGAAGAATTAATGAAAATATATAATTTTTCATTTCCGGAAAACAAGAAATATTTGGATCGTGTAAGAGATGTTTTTTGCTTCTGCTGCTTCACGTCATTGAGATATTCGGACGTTGAGAATCTAAAACGACACAATATAATCAATGATACTATATACATAACAACCATCAAAACAGCAGATACAATATCTATCGAGTTAAATGACTACTCAAGAGAAATACTTAATAAATACAAAGATGATTTATATCCAGACAATAAAGCATTACCGGTAATAACAAATCAAAAAATGAATCAATATTTAAAAGAAGTTGGATACATATGTGGAATAGACACCCCTGTGACCATTACATATTATAAAGGCAATAAGAGAATAGATGAAACATTTAAAAAGTACGAATTATTAGGAACACATTGCGGAAGAAGAACCTTTATATGTAATGCCCTAATGATGGGAATACAACCAGAAGTTGTCATGAAATGGACAGGACATAGTGATTACAAATCGATGAAGCCATATATAGATATTGCTGATTCTGCAAAACATGAGGCAATGAAATTGTTTAACAAAAAACAATAA